TGCTGACACAGATAATCAAATCTATAGTCACATAGCAATTTTAAGAAAAATATTTTAATTAGATATTTTTTAAACCATCGGAAGATAAGACATACCAATTACCTTCTATTTGTTGTAATGTTATACAACTTTTTGGGTCTACTTGAATTTCCTCATATTGTTCATCAATAAGTCCTTCTATTGGAGTAATCTTACAGTGTTTAATACTTTTGATTATTATTTGATTTTCTTGATTAGATAGTTTGATATGTTCTGTATCACCTTTCACTATTAGTAAATCTTCACCGTTTGTTTGATAATCTTCCTCTACTATTTTAACTTCTTGTTCATTCTTATTTTCAGTAGATTTCAATTCATTAACTTCCTCTTTCAAATTTTTAATTAGTTGTAATAAACCTACAGAAAGTAATTTGTAGTTAACCCCATCGGGTAGACCAAAGGAATCGTAAACGACAAAGTCTTTCATTCCTAAACTTTCTAGTTCTTCAGCAATAAATCCGATAGAGTAATGACCACTTGCTAAATATTTAAATCCTCTTGGTTGACTCATTAACAAATTGTCGAAATGGTCTTTCTTCAAATCCTTTATGTCGTATTTGTATTTTTTCGAAGAAACGTTTCTATATATTTCACCGTCGGAAGTAATTTCTAAATCAGCAGCTCCCGCACCTGTTACTAGAATATCTGGGTTTATTTGAAATCCTGATTTTCCTACAGTCGTGTCTGGTTTTTTTCCGATAGATACAACAACAGTGCTGCCAGTAGTTCCACTTACATAGAAACCGTATGTGTCACCCGATAGGTAAACACTTAGATTTTGGTCTAACATTGTACTACCCGAAAAATGAGCTGTGGTTTCACAGTTTTGGTAAACTTGTCTACTTAAATCAACTTTGGTTCTTAAACCACTTCCTGGATAAACGTACCCCATATTATATTACATTATAAGGGTCCTGAAACGGACGGTATTGAAGTGACTTGTTAAGATTTTCTGCGACAGAAGCTTTTCTTTCCATAAGTTTATCTTCTCTCAATCTTTCTAATCTTAACTGAAGTTCTTCAATCATTTTATTTTTTTCTTCTGTTGCTTCAGAAGCTAAAGAGGAATAATCCATTGTCAACTCAGAATCTGGTACTTTTAAAGCACCACTGAATTTTCCTCTTACTCTACTTAATGTTTCTTTTGCAAGTGCAGTGAAGTAACGTCGTACCCAAGCTCTCGCGGGTGAGTTTAATTTTTCCCATGTTATTTCTTGAATTGGTGCGTCAGAAGGAACTAAAATAATATCTTTATTTGCTTCCAAACAATCATTGACATTATCGGGATTAACATCATAATACCAATACCATACTCTCGAGCCATTTACTTCGGCATTACCGAAATCGAAACGACCTCCAGGAACATTATATAGATGTAAGTATTTTGTACCTTCGGGACCGGCGGTGACACGATACGTTAAATCAGACCCAATCAGACGATTTTTTAAATTTCTATCACCCATTCTGAGTAAAATGTCATATGCTGGCATCATATAATAAGAACCGACAATACCCATTTGAGCAAAACCACCAGCTCCACCAACACCAATACCACCGAAACCACCAAACCCACCTAAAAATGGGTCTACTAACATTTCATTTAATTCAGGCCTAGAATACCACATAATCTCGTTAATTTCTCTACCAGCTGGAATTTGATAAATCTGTTGGTTTCCCACCAACTCAACATAATCCTTTTTTAATATCCAAGGACCACCAGCTTGTAAACCAACTATTTTGGAATATGCGTAGGTAAAACTGGTTTCCCAATCAAGACTTCTTGTCGCGTAAGCTCTAGTTAAGTCAGCTTCATCAACATTAATTCCATACAATGATGCCCATTGATTTTCAATCAACCAATCATAAACATACATGGAATAATCTTGAATAGCTAAATCTAATATAGAATCTAACATTTCATCTCTGAGTTCAACACCAACAATTGGTGCACCTAATTGATGTCTTAGTTGGGTGTAAATTCTATTTTTATCAAATATTGGAACGTTGTTAGCCATGTTTTTATTTTATAAATATCTAAAAAAAACATCTTGTTAAAATGAATTAATAATATCACTTAAAAATTCATCTTCATCTATTCTATCACCCATGACAGTATCTATAACGTTTTTCTTTTTTTGTAACATTACGTGGACCAATTGTTCAATAGTATTTTCAAAAATAGGATACAAACACGAAACAGTATTTTTTTGACCTATTCTGAAAGCTCTATCTTCAGCTTGGGAGTGGTCAGAGGGTACGAAACTCAAATCATTCATTAAAACAACCTCCGATGCCGTCAGTGTTATACCAACACCCCCTGCTTTTAAATTGGAAATGAATATTTTTATTTTATCATCGTTTTGGAATTTATCTACACTCTTCTGTCTTTCCTCTTTACTCATCTCACCATAAAGTATCACAGAATTTTTTTTGTAAGATTCGTGTAGTTCCATGAGTGGTTTAGTGAAGTTTGTGAAAACTATTATTTTTTTGTCTTGTTCTAATGTGTCATTAATAATTTCCTTAGTGTACTTGAGTTTCTCATTAGCTATTATTTGTCTAACTTTCATAAGTTTCGATAGGTGAATAGCTAAACTTTGATTTTTATTAGACTCTGACCAATCAAGGTATTCACCCATAACCTTTTCATATTCTTTGGATTTTAATTCCAAATAAATTGGTGTGACAATTTTTTCGGGTAAGTCTAAAACTTCTGTCTTCAATCTTCTTAATATTTTATCTTGAGTTCGTTCTCTAAGTTCTTCTAGGTTGGTAGCACCATCGGTTTTCCATATTTTAAAACCATTAGGACTTCTGAATTGTCTTCCATCACAATACCTTTTAACATAAGACACCCAATTTGATGAAACACGACTTTGTACAATTTTCAAAAGGTTAAAATAATTTATAGGTCGTGATGTCATAGGTGTCCCCGTGAGTAACCAAACTTTCCCAACTTTTTTACATAAGTCATTTATAATTTTACTTCTTTGTGATTTTGGGTTTGAAACATAATGTGCTTCATCTATTATAATCCTCTCAATTCCACTGTTTAATATCGTTCTTATACTTTCGTCTTTCAAACTGTGAAAGTTTTTAAGAATATCATAGTTGATGATAATGTATTTACCTTCCTTCCATTTCTTACCTTCAACAATCACTATCTCATCGTCACAATAATTTTCTATTTCTCTTTTCCAATTTATTTTAAGTGACGCTGGACAAACAACTAATGTCTTTTTTACATCTTCCACAATAGAAGCGATGACAGTAGAAGTTGTTTTACCCAAACCCATGTCATCAGCTAGTATAAAATTATCATTTTTTAGTAAAGATTCTATTGCTTCCTTTTGGTGACCCATAGGTGGTCTATGTTCAAATGGTGTGTAGTCTACAGTTACAGTTTTATTATTCTTTACAATAATCTGAGATTTTGGAACCCAAAATGGATAGTTTGATTCACTCTCAATAACTCTACCCCAAATATGATAAGCTTTATCACTTTCAGTTAGAATTTTTTCAACCCATATTTTTTTAGGTTTTTGAGGAAGTATTTTTTTAACTTGTAAGTCCTCTGATAAAACAACATCTATATCCACCCATTTTTTAGCTACTTTAGATTTCACTAAATGATGTTTTTTCACATATTTGCGTTGATTATCAGTTAAAAGAAAATTCTTTTTTTGTGACTTTTCTTTTAGATTTAGTATGTAGTTATTATTACCCGAATAACCTTCGAGGATGTCATAAACTTCTCTTATAGATTTAATATTATCCAATTAAGTTTTGTTTAATTTTTATTACCTATAAAAATAACCATTATGATTTAACTTGTAAAGTGACAGTATTAATGCACTTAAAACGTTCAATTGATATTTATAAAAAAAAGAACTCATCATGTCTGAAAAAAGAGTACCGATAACAAGAGTTAATAAGTTTTTTAGTGTCGAAGATAACGAACTTCAAATCTCGTTGGGTATGGAGTATCTTCACGGTGACTTAAACTTTACACTTATATTATATAGGGTTGATAGAGAAAAGTCTAAAACTGATGATGTGTACGGTGAATCGGGTGTTGAGGAAATAAGGTTTTTAACTCCTGTCGAGTTTAAAGCACTTGTTAATTTTCAAGAACCCGAGAATTCTTCTTATGGTGATGGTTTGATGAGATATTTGGAGAGTGGTAATCTAATATTATCAATATATGAAAAACACTTAGAAGAATTGAATATAGACATTAAGTATGGGGATTACATAGGGTATCCCGAGACCCCCACACGTATAAGATATTTTACAGTAGCAAATGATGGTAGAATAAAATCTGATAATAGACATACAATTTTAGGTTTCGAAGGTTTTTATAGAACTGTCACTTGTGTACCAGTAAGTGAAGATGAATTCAAAGGTATTTAAATTTTATGGGAATTAATAAAAAAATAAAAAAAACACTTAACATGTACCCACCAGTGAGAAATCAAGCTCACTATCCGAGTGGTTATAATGGTTATACTACACCCGAGAGAAGAAGACAACTTGAAGAGTTTATCAACGAAGATGGAACGTATTTACCTAAAAGTGTTTTACACGAAGACCATGATTTAGGGATGTTGGAGTTTGTAAAAGATAAGTTGTTAATAACAATTAATGGGAAGAAAATATCTTTTGTTGAACAAATATTGACCACTCAAAGGTGGGCTGAGTTTACAGAAACATGGAGTTTTTCAAACAAAGATTTAAATCCAGAGATACCATTTATAGTTGTTATACGTAACCCCGCTGTTCAATATGGTACTAATCCAGCATTAAAATACAACATACCAAACAGAAAACCATTTTTTTATAGGAAGGTTCCGACTTGGGATGGTCAAAGACACGGAATGGACATCTATAAGATTCCACAACCAGTCCCTGTAGATATAGAATTTGATTTAAAAATCATTTGTAATAGAATGAGAGAACTTAATCATTTCAATAAGGTTATGATGCAGGAGTTTACATCTAGACAATCTTACACATTTGTAAAAGGACACTATGTTCCGATTGTTATAAATTCTATTAGTGATGCGAGTCAAATATCGGATAATGAAAAAAGAAAATTTTACAGTCAGAATTATAATCTTCAACTCCAAGGTTTTTTGATTGACGAAGAGGAATTCGAAGTAACACCAGCTATCACGAGACAGATGATGATATTCGAAACTGAGGGTCCTGTAAAAAAGAAATTACCTAAGTCCAAAAAAAATAATGAAAATGATACAATTGATAGGGTATACACTTTTACATCGTTGGACTTGGAAGAAAATTTTGTTTTCTCGACTGATGAAGACTTAGAAATAATAGAAAAAATTAATATATCTAATTTATTAGTTGAGATTAATTCTCAAGTAGTAGACTCTACACAAACTTTTTATGCGTCAAGAGGTGATACTTTGACATTAACGGTATCCCAAACAGACCCTACAGAAACAAGTACGATTAAGATACGTTCAAAATTAGTCTGAGTCTCCATATATGTCTTTTTTCTGTTTACAATTTTCTTGAATTAAGTGTTCTACGAAAGCAAACATCTTTAAACCTTTTTTAGAACAATAATCTTTGAGAACTTTATGTGTTTCAAGGGTAATCTTTATGTTCTTATCACGTTTGATTTGGTTCATGTCTATAAGTATGAAAAAAGTATGATTTTTTTCATACTTTTGAAAATCTATTATTTTTTACCACAATCTTTTGCGAATAGAGTCAATATTTATTATAAAAAATAAATAATAAACGCTAAAAATTTATTCTAATGGCAGATAATACTAGAGTTTTTGTATCACCAGGTGTATATACTTCAGAGAGAGATTTAAGTTTCGTTGCTCAAAGTGTAGGTGTTACAACATTAGGTGTGGTTGGTGAGTCTTTAAAAGGCCCAGCATTCGAACCAATTTTCATCAGTTCTTTCGGTGAGTATGAGACATACTTCGGTGGACTTAGTCCTAAAAAGTTTTTCGGTACTCAAATACCAAAATATGAAATGTCTTATATTGCAAAGGCATATTTACAACAATCAAATCAATTATTCATCACAAGGGTTCTAGGATACTCTGGTTATGATGCAGGACCTTCTTGGTCAATATCAACAGTTGCTAACGTTGATGGTAATACAATCAGAACACAGTGTGCTGACGTATCAAACACAGTATGGAGTGGTTCTACGTGTAATATCGGTACGGTATATCAATCTACTACTGGTAGTTCAGCTAATGTACAAGTAGGTACATTTGATGTATTCTTTTCAGGAGAGACTGTAACAGCTGATGTAACTGGTACAGATTTCACGAATGGATTACCAGCTACAATCACTAACAAATTAGATACTACCATTCAAAAAACTGATGGTACTAGCACAACTTTACGGGATGAATTTACTACGTTATTCTCAGCCGCATATGATACTTTTTATCATTCAGCATTCTGTGCTACTGGAGGGACACCATGTTTTACTACACTGACTGGTAATTCTATAGCTTATGCGTATGGTTGTAATTTTGATGGTGATGCAGTGAGTGGAAATACTTTGTATAATGGAAAATTTGCAGAATTTGATGGGTCTACCTTTGTTTCTGAGTACTACCCAAGATTCTCCGCTTCTACCACACAAAGATTAGGTTCGACATGTAATCCAAAACCATCTGTCTTCAATAATGACCTTAACGACCCATGGTTATATACATTCTTTGATAATATAAGTGGTACTGATTCATACTCAGGATTTTCGTTGAGTATTGGTGTCGACCCATCTGATATACAAGACGTTTCAACAAGTGCTGACACAACTTTATATTCTGGTCAATCAAGATTCTCTTACACCTTATATACTGGAGACACTTACTGTAACTATCACGACTTGGTAGTAACAACATTCCGTTCAAGAGGTGAAAGTACATTAAGTAGTGGTGGTCCAGTTTACACTGTGACTGGTTCTTCTGATGTTAGAATGGTTTGTACTGGTTCAACATATGATGATGTGTTAACAAACCCATTGTCAACTTTCGCTATAGATGTCAACGATGTAGATGGAAATTACTTCAGATTTAATACATCCATGTCTCAAACTAATAGAAACTTTGTCAAGAGAGTATTTGGGGTGGAACCGTTTGATAAAGATTCTGAAGATGTTCCGATTTTCGTCGAGGAATCATATCCTAATATGTTAAATTACGCCTACAAAAAAGGATTTATCAGAGGATTAAATTGTGAACTACTACATTTACCAAGTTTTAGAAACTCAAACAACACTAATACTATAGGTTTCTATCAAGAACAGTGGCAAACACCCGTAACTCCTTATTTGGTCTCTGAACTTAGAGGTAGTAAGGTTTATAAATTATTTAGGTTTGTAACGATAGGTGATGGAAACGCTTCAAATACACAAGTGAAAATCTCTATAACTAATATTAGTTTCGAAAGACAGGAATTCGACGTATTGGTAAGAGATTATTTTGATACAGACGCGTCACCAACTGTATTAGAGAGATATAGTAGATGTTCTATGAATCCAGGTTTGAACTCTTATATCGGTGTTAAAATCGGTACATCAAACGGAGAATATGAACTAAAGTCTAGATATATAATGGTTGATATTGACCCAGAAGCTGAAATAGATACTAATCTATATGACGCGTTACCTTGTGGGTTCGAAGGATATACAACTAGAAGATTTGTTGGAAAACAAAGTCCTACTGTTTACTACAAAACAAAATATGACCAACCTGGTGATGAGATATTCAACCCACCGTTTAACGCTAACGCGACTACAGATAACAATACACTTTCAGCGGGTGATAGAGTTAGAAGAGTTTACCTAGGTATTTCAACTTCCGAACCATCAGCTTATGATAGTGACTTTTTCCAATATAAAGGGAAACAAGCACCAACTGATGGATGTACAGATTTAGATGGAAATGATTGGACATGTGTAACACAAGGTTTCCATATGGACTCGGGAGCAACATGTGCAGATACAGGAGGAGAACTTTGTATAGAAACTCTATGTAAAGATTGTGATGGTACTTCGGGTACAACAGAGGACCAATTCGCTGTGGGTGCTGCGACATTCAGAACAGAACCTTCTTCATCTACAGACCCATACTACACAATTGGTTCACGTAAATTTACTGTGGCTCCAGCAGGTGGTTTTGATGGATGGGATATCTATAGAAAATATAGAAGTAACTCTGACAATTATGTGAGAGGTAAATCTGGATTCTTAAATGGAGCGTGTACTTCGACTACATTCCCTAATGCGAGTGGTGATGGTTCGTTTAAATTACTATCCGAAACTCCAGATGGAGAAGCTGGTTCATTCGCAACGACTGATTACTATTCTTATTACTTTGGTATAAGAACGTTTAAAAACCCTGAAGCTGTCAATATCAATGTATTCACAACTCCAGGTATTGATTACGTTAACAATAGTAACCTTGTTGAGTCAGCGATTGATATGATTGAGACTGAAAGAGCGGATTCATTATATATCACTACAACACCAGATTATAACTTATTCTTACCGTCAGCAACAAACTTGTCTGACTTGATTCAACCACAAGAAGCTGTTGACAATTTAGATGATACTGGTATTGACTCTAACTACACCGCAACTTATTATCCTTGGGTTCAATACAATGACCAAGAAAATAATACGAGAATATATCTTCCACCAACTTATGATGTTGTAAGAAATATAGCTCTTACCGATAATATCTCATTCCCTTGGTTCGCGTCAGCAGGGTACACAAGAGGTGTTGTCAACGCGGTTAAAGCTAGAAAGAAACTGACATTAGATGATAGAGACACTCTTTATCAAGGTAGAATTAACCCAATCGCTACTTACTCTGATGTAGGAACGATTATTTGGGGTAATAAAACTCTACAAACTAGACAATCTGCATTAGACAGAATCAATGTTAGAAGACTCTTATTACAAGCTCGTAAACTTATTTCGGCTGTATCTGTAAGATTACTATTCGAACAGAATGACGAACAAGTAAGAAATGAGTTCTTGGATGTTGTTAACCCAATTTTAGATTCTATTAGAAGAGATAGAGGTTTGACTGACTTTAGAGTTGTTGTATCTGATGACCCTCAGTTGATTGACCAAAACACACTTCAAGGTAAGATTTACATCAAACCTACAAGGTCATTAGAATTCATCGATATCGAGTTCCTAATTACTCCAACTGGAGCGTCATTTGAAAATATCTAATAAGTTATGAAACAAAAAAGAGCAAATTTCAAAATTACAGAATCTCAATTCGAAAGACTAATTGAGAGTGTAATGGGACGTAATGTTATCAGTGAAATGAATTTTGGTGATGGTGATTTACCATTAGATGACCCTAATTCGGATAATTTAAGTTTCTATACTTCAAATTTGAATGAAAGAGATTATCAAATAGATGAGGGAAATTTATTTACTGGAGAAAGATGTAAAGCTGGATGTAGAGGAGAGATGAACTTTACAGTAGACGGAGTGGAATATCCATTAAAATCTTGGTCTGAACAAGATTACGAAGATTGTGGTTGTTAATATGTATAGTAAAATTGCACAGATATTGAATGAGTATAAGTCTGAACGACTAATTACAGAACTCGCTAAGACAAATAGACTAATTCTTTTAGATGTCGATGATACATTGTTAAAACCCGAAGGTGTGTTCATTTATAGAAAACTCCCATCTGATAAAGAGGAGGTTGTTTTAACACCATATGAGTATGGTTTAGAGAAAGTCACACCTGAGACAAAACAATATTACGACTATAGAGATTTTATTGACCCAGTCAAAACTCAACAATCTATCGAAATGGGTAAACCTATAGTAGCTAATCTATCAGTTATGGATGATTACCTAAAAAGAGGTTACCAAATAGGTATCCTCACCGCGAGAGCAAATGAAGAAGAGGTTTTTCAAGCGTTGAAGAACTTTTTAATGTATAAAGACAAAAGAGGGGAGTTGATACCCGTAGGAGATAGACTTAATAGAAATTTGGTCTTCGCTATCAACGACTCTAACAGAAGACAACAATTACAATCAACTACTGACTATGGGAAAAAAGCAGAGGTTGTCACTAGATTATTAAATGACTTTGATGAGATAGTGTTTGTTGACGATGATATGAAGAATTTGAAAGCTATGTTTGAGCTTAAAAGCGATTTGCCAGATATGCTTTCTAATAAATTATTTTTTATGTTAGCTAAAGAATAAAAGCATTTATTTAGTATTGCTTATATAGATTTTGTAAAACATAAAGTAAATGATATTTTGATATAATAACATATTTATAATAAAATAAAACAAAGAAAAAACAAATAACTATGGCTGATTTGTTAATGAAAATGCCTATTCCTTACGAACCAAAAAGAAAGAATAGGTTTATCTTGAGATTTCCATCTTCGTTGGGTATAAATGAATGGTATGTTGAAAGTACAAGTAGACCTTCTATCAGTATCGGTACAACTGAAATTCCTTTTTTGAATACATCCACTTATGTAGCTGGACGTTTCACATGGGGAACAATAAACGTTACTTTCAGAGACCCAATTGGACCCTCTGCTGCACAAGCTTTGATGGAGTGGGTAAGATTACACTCTGAGTCAGTTACAGGTAGAATGGGTTATGCTGCAGGATATAAGAAAGATATTGACCTCGAATTATTAGACCCTACTGGTGTTGTGGTAGAGAAATGGATTATGCAAGGTACATTCTTATCAGATGTAAACTTTGATAGTTTAGGTTATAGTGATGACGGATTAGCTACAATATCTGCGACACTACGTCCAGATAGATGTATCTTAGTATACTAATAAATTCTATTATCAAAATATAAAGGAGGTATTAGTACCTCCTTTTTTTTTGTTATTAAAAAGGTATTTATAAAAAAAAAAGAATTATGATTTATAAAATAGGTTCAAGAGGAAAAGTAGTTAAGCAAATTCAAGAAGTTGTTGGTGTAACAGCTGACGGTATTTTTGGAGGACAGACTGCAGAAGCGGTTATAAAATGGCAAAAAGCCAATGGATTAGTAGGAGACGGTTTAGTTGGTCCTAAAACATTAGAGGCTATGGATTTACTAGATACAGATTTATCAGAAAGAACATATACAACAGAAAACGGATTAGTTATCCATCAAGACTTCTTACCGAGGGGTGAGTACTTAGATGGACCTACTAAGAAAGAATATTGTTTCCTTCATCACACTGCTGGATGGCATAATCCATATAATGTAATTAAATCATGGGGTGGAGATAGTAGAGGTAGAATTGCTACTGAGTTT